CCAGCTTCCGCCACTGGCTCGGACGCGCGTTTGTGAGAAACCTGCTGCCGTGTTATACAGTGTGACAACGTCTCCCGTAATGGGAGTTCCCCACCCTGCTGCGGCAATGGCGGCGGTAGCTTCTGTGTTAGACCATGCGGTCCCGGTAGTCGCAGCGGCGACTTGCTTGGTGCCGCGCTCGCCATTGGTGCCGTTAGTCCCGTCTGTTCCCTTCAGCCCCTTAGATAGGTTGAATCGCGCCGTAAGAGGGGAAGCTCCAATCGCCGTTGCGGTGATGTCGACATAACCCGTACTGTTGGTCATGTTCGTCACGGTGTAGATGCGATTGGAGAAGGTTCCGGTAACCCCTGAAGAAGGGGTCGCCGAGAACGTCCATGAGGCACTTGCGTCCAGCACGCCCATGCGCACGCCTGCAGTGGTGGTAGCGGTGGTGTACACCCCCGCGCTTCCATCCGCATTCGCTGGAATAACAGCGGCATATTGTGTAAGCACAAGTGACGCACTATCGTTTACGTCAGTAATTGTGACTTCACCTGTCGTGACTATAGGCACGTCTCACCCATGGGTTAACAAGTATTTGGAAGGATGAAGACCGCCTACTACTGCAGGCGGTCAATGATGGCCCCACCTATTACGGGCGGTTGGCCTCACATGTTATGCGGCCCTTAACATCGATCTCGTCCCCGGTAACTGTAATGGCGGTAGCGCCTGACGTGGCCTGCTGTCCTCCACTTGCAGTGCATACGTACATGCGGCCTCCGACTAGGTCGTTCGCGACCGCAGGGGTGGGATATGTGGTGTAGTTGAGCCACGTGTTGGTGGAGGGGGTCCGGATTGTAACAACGTTGGCCGCGACCGAAAGCACTTCGTAGTAACGGTCGAGTCCATCAGGGCGAACAACCTTGACAATGTCTCCGGCGTTAACACCTGTGAAGGCTGCGCCCCCATAGGTGATGGTAGCCGACGCTCCGGTGGTGTTTGCAGAGATGGTGCGACCGCCTGCCTGCGCTGTTCGCGTGGTGTCGACAAACGCGGCACGGTTCCCGTCACGGTTGTAGAACGTCCATGTAAAAGTCCATCCAGTCAGTGAGGGTACCACTGCCGCGCCATAGTACACAGAGGGCGTCAGGTTGGTGCTTCCTACCCCGTTCTGGAGCTTGTCTCCCGATGATGACAAAATGTTGCACTGGTAGGGATCAGACACGTCATAGACTGTGAAGAATGCCTGATAGATCACATTATCTGCGTCCCGCGCCTCGACTCGATAAACCCCCATCTCAGTCACAGCGCTTTCGTGAATGACGAGCGTGTTCAAATCAGCGGACCACGCAGCGGCAGCGGGGAGCGAAGTACCTACGGTGGTGCCCCCAACAGTCGGCTGCGTCCCTGCTGCTACGGTCTTTAGACCGTATTCAGTATTGAATGGGACGGAGTTGACAATCTGTGTCGCACCGTTGGCCTCGTACCAGCGGTAGGAAACCCCCGTCGTATCTACGCCTGAGGCGCGGTTCAGGCGCGCAGCCACTGCGATCAAGTTCTTCGTCGTACCCGTCGAAGGCTCAATAGCTGTCTGCCCTTCAATGGTGATGTACACTGCATTCGATCCGGTACGGATCATTCCAAGCTGAATGGATGCTACAACCTTAGACACAAGCCCCGTGGCAGGATCGGCATAGTCACCTTCAAAGTAGATGACCGCCTGATTGACGGTTTCTAGGAAGTTGGCGCGGATATTCAGGGTAGACCCTGTGCCGTCATGAACCGAAGTGAAGGTCCTTGAAGCTCCTGCCAAGAAGAGCGCGTTCAACTGTGTGTGGCTACTGATCAGCGCGGCAGTACCCGTAATAGGGTTGGTGAGGTCGGTGGACCAGCGCCGGTTCGTCAGATTGGCGGTGATATCCGTAGCTGAACCCACCCCGCCTAGGAAGACCTTGGCAGTCAGCCTGATTCCGGTGTTAGTGTTAACTGTCGTCCAGTCCGGAGTGTATGTGGTAGTCGACTCATCCTTGGAATACACTTGCTGCGGGCCGGGGGTCACAGTGATATACGATGTAATCGGACGTGCATCGTTCTGGTCGGTGATTGTGAGCTGGCCGGTTGTTACTAGTGGCATATGATAGGTACCTATGTGGTGCTGATGATGTCACAGAAAAACGTCGCCCGAGCCTGTACGGAATCCACGTTAATGCTGATCTGTTTGTACCCTGTGGTGTACAGGGAGTTCCAAGTTGCGTCGTCGTTCGGGGAGGCCTGCGGGACTGCAGAGGATCGCCGCCAACGAAACCACGCAGCAGGGGTTTCTGCCGTAACTTCTGCGCCGTTCTTAAACACACGCGCTTGTATCAGGGTACTGGTACCCGCGCCGGGACGGAATATTGTCCCGTTCGTGCTTTCAATGGACAGGGACCAGTTGACCCCATCTTCCAGATAGAGCTGCCACGCTAGCGGTGTGCCGGTGAGGACGTAGGACTTCCCGTCCACAGAGTTCCTGTAGACAGAGTTCTGGACCCAGTTAGCCCCCAGCTCCAATGCTGTTGGAGGTAGACTGAACTCCCCGACAAAATTAAGCGACGGGACCAAACTGTTCGCCGCAATGTCACTTAGGGAGATCGTCGAGCCACCTACGGTGACATAGGCTGCTGGGGAAATTTCCCCAGTGTGATCAAAAACGACATTACCACTTCCGTCTTGAATATTCAAGCCCCTCGGGTCAATGTGCACAGCTCCCGCGCGCTCGGACCTTACATCGAATACTGCGGAAGGGGCGCTGATGTCGCCCGAGTAGTCGATGGCCTTTACGTGGTAGTATTGGTGTTCCGCATTACGTTTGACGGCATGCGTGTAAGTCGTGGCGCGGGTTTCACCGATCTGGGTGAATGGTCCCCCAGCCGACGCGCTGCCATAGATGCGGAAAGCGTAGAAGTCGACAGACGGGTGTGCTGGGCCAGAGAAGGTGATGGCGTGGATTTCCGGCACCGCAGCCCATCCAGTCGGGGCGGACGGGGGTGAGTACGCGGGACCCGAGGACTGTGTCAGGAGCGCAGGCGCTGACGGCTGTCCGTCGAAGCCTATGGCGTTAACGCGGAACCGGTAATCACCCGTGCCCTTCTTATCTGCACGGAACTCGTAGAACGGCTCAGTCCCTGAGTATACCCTCTCCTCCGGCTCGCCGGGTTGCTTGACCCAAAGATTGTACTTCTTGATACGAGGGTCCGCAGGTGCATCCCAGCCTACCAAGAAGCGCAACTTGGCGACGGACCCGTCCCTCTTCTTCCGGTACGGAATAGCTGAAAGACCTGTGGGTACAGCTAGTTTGCCTTTCGGGATAAATGAGTATTCAAGGTCGTCCAGAGGTACATCGCGTTCGACGTGCGCGTACTTGTCAGCCCTGTATTGAACGGCTGCGATCTCGTAGACGTTCTCTTCCTTTTCGTAGTTTGACACCACCCGGAAAAGGCGCGGCTCAACCTCTGACGAGGACAGTACCCACATGGCCCCCGCGATGGGTACCTCTTCCGTGGTTGGGAATGTTGGGAAGTCTATGGTCGTTGTGGTCCCGACGGTCAGTGGAAGCGGCAGTGGATACGAGCGGACGCCACCATCCGCGCCCACCATCGCCATCGAGTAGTCTTCTCCTGCATTGATGGTCACAGGGGAGTCCAGAGTCACCAATCCGGAATTTGTGGCGGATACGATACGCCCCCCGAACCGCGCGCCTGCATATGAGGGGTCCGCGATGGCGATGATGTGCCCCGGACGTACATCTGCGTGGTCCAGAGATGCCTGATAGGTGACGAGTTCCGTCTCGTATTCTTCAGTGAATAGGAGCCACTCAGCAACTCGGCGAGCCTGCCCACGCGACGTACACCCAAGCGTTTCCAAGCGCTTGCGGCGGTCTCCGAACTTTCTGACCAAGGAGTCCTTCTGGAGGAGGAGCACAGATTCCCGCCCCAAATCTGCGGGGTCGTTCCACGCGACGGATACGGAGGACGAACGCGTGCGCAGGGCACTTCCAACGTATTCGAAGTTTCCTCCGATCACGTTTGCAGGGGTGACTAGTTTTGAGGTCGCTGCAGGGGCGTCCTGTGTGGCGGCAATCGCGCCTGCCCCCCAGTAGATCATGCCACGGAAAGTGGCGGCTACCATGTCCAAAACTTTCGCGGCTTCCTGCCGGTTCTGGATCACACCATTAAAGGAGTAGCGCGGCTCCACCCCGCCCTTACCGTCAGGCACCATCTGGTCACAGTAACGTCCGATGGTGTACAGTGCCCACTTGTCGATGGAGGCTTCGTCGATATAATCACCGAGACCGTATCGTTTATTGGTGGCGAGGTCGTATAGAACCCAAGCAGGATTGGAATGCCATGCCAGCTTGAAGGTGCCATTCCAAAAATCCGAGGAATATGTGCGGGTTATCGGGTCATAGTTGGAGGGGACCTTGGTGATCAACCCCCGGTACTTATAGGTTCGGGTACGATGCCCCCCACCGTTCTTCTTGGAGTCGACCTCCAAGCCGATGATCGCACTGTCAGAATACGCGAGCTTAGCTTCTGTGATTTCCGTGTACGCAAAAAACACCGTTGTGTCGGTGATGTTGGAGTCCTCTGTATCGGGGGTCAGTCGCGTGACTTTGATAGACCACGGAGCACCTCCGGGTGGGAGGTCAACAAGGAAACTGCGCTGGTAGGGGGATGTGGTCTTGCCATCAAACTTGACCGTACGAACATGTGTGTACGACCCTGTGTTGGTCTTGACTTCGATCTTCATCCGCACCTTGTGACCGGTCATGGACCCATCTTCGGTGGACTGAATGAAGAGTGCGGAAACCCCGATTTTCACGCGGACAGAATCAACACTATCGTCGTTGATCTGAATGACTTTTGGTGAGATTACTGTGACTTCTTCATTTACAGTTACCTCGTTCTCGACCTCGGAGAACCCCCGAATATGCGACTGGTTGGGGGTCCCGAAACGCTCGTGTACGATGACACCTTCGAAGTTGTAGGAGTCGTCGGAGTTCTGTATGGGAGTGTCGTCGAGATAGACGGACTTAAGTCCGTCAACCAGACCCACAACTGGCCCTTCAGAGATGAGATCGACAATACGGGCAGTCCCTGCAGAGCGTAGGGAATTCGGGGCTTCAGTAGCCCCTCCGCCTCCCTTGCCCCCACCCTTGTTACCGAAAATGTTCTGCAGTGTCACAGTTAGATATCCTATTGTCTATTTATACTTACCATGTCATAAATACTGACACAATAACCCCACAAGAAGGGGTCAAGTTGGGCCAAAGTCTGCGGGGCGGTGGGATGGCGGTGCCTGATCCGCCAACGAGTCTGCTTCCTCTTCTTCGTCATCATCCAGCGGAATTTCATCGACTGTGATGCCCACGGATACGACAACAGAACCTGTGTAAGCTTCTCCGTAAATCAGCGGTACCGGACTTCCCTGTTCGATACGGTTTCCGGTCGCCTCAATGCTGAAGGACTCCCTCTTCTCCTCTACCGCCGTCTGGTTTGGAGTTAGCATGGCACTGACGCCGTTCAGCAGCATCAACGCCCCCATGCTCGACAGATACCCCGGCGTCAGCCCCGCAATCCCGGAGAAAATCGGTGTAGTGCTGGACAGGCCTGCCAACGTCATACCGCCTGTGAAGAAGGCGGCACCGATGAGAACAACCCCTAGAATTATCTTGCCTAGGCCCTGCTTTTTTCCGCCATGCACAACGGGGGTCAGGACGATTTCTCGCGCACGCCCGATTCCTGCATGTAGCTCATCGACGCCGAGACTGTACGTCGCAACAGCGCTGACGCGCTTTACCCGGTAAGTCCCCTTCTTCAGGCTCTCTTCAAATCCGGGAAGCTGGTAACACAGTGCGCGAACCGCCTCTGCGGTCGTGCTGACTTCTAGTTGGAATTCACGGCCAAATTCCTTGCCCAGCCGTCCGGTCAATCTCAGCGTTATCATATCGCAGTGCCTTGTGAAGGTAGGGGAGCCACCGTGCGGCTGGCTCGACAGTACTGAGACGGTACGGATCGTAACCGTCTCGACTTGATGTGTGATGGTAGATAAGCCCGTCTCCGATATAGACCCCTGCATGATTGGGGGTCTTGGCCCGGATGGTCGCTAGGAATGCGTCCCCCGGCCTCATCTCTTCAGGGGCGATGGACTTGAATCCAGCACGAGCGAAGTTGTCTTCATACAGGCATTGGTTGTCCCACCAAGACCAATCACGGGGGATGTGTATAAGGTCTATCGAGTGAATGCGTTTGTAGAAGTCGCGAATTGCCTCGTAGCAATCGGTTACGCCGTGGCGGAACCCTCTGCCGATGAGTGGCGCGGTTGGAACTCCATCTCCGAACCACACCACCTCTGACCGGTTGTTGTCAAAGCAGGCGATGGCCCATGGAATGGCTGTGGCGTACTGCTGAGCCATATCAGAGGCGGATGGGTAGAATGGTCCGCCGGGGTGAGAGTGAAAGACCGCGTCAGCGGTCTCCGGGAGTTCCCTGATCAGGAATGAGTTTTCCGGGGTCTCAGATTCGTTGGGAACAAACACAACTCTTCCGTTCTGTACGTACCCACATATTTCATCTGAGCTACCCTTGGCCGCTGCCATGATCTCAGCATCAACGTCACGTCCAAACATGTTATGTCCTTACCCGTGCGACTCCGGGGAACGCCCTTGTCGGGAGCACCGCATTGTCCCCGAACCGCTTGCGGCAGTCGACGACGCGCCTGCCACATGAATCCAGCGCGGCATTTCCAGTAGATGTTCCCGCCTCAGTGAACTTTGCAGAGCCGGTGTACGGGCACGTTACGCCAGCGTAGTCGAAAGAAGAGGTGTCGGAATTATAGGTCCGGTACGTGTGAGAGCATGTGTCGCGCAGGCACTGCCGACGCGGTATCATGACGCCGATCTGGTCAATGTATGCAGCGAGCTGCCACTCCACGAACACCTTGGTGTGCTTTGTACGCTGATCAACTGTGTAGATTTCCGCAGGAAATACTGCGTCCGGGTCCGGGTCCGCCCCGTCATCCAAGTGACGGGCAAACGTCCGTATACGCTTGAATCGCGCACCGATGATGTCCCCCATCGTGACGATGGCTCCGGTGACAAGGCCTGCGACGTTCGAAATGCGAATTCTCGGACGCGGAAAGGCCCCCTGCCCATCCCAGTTGAACCCGTCAACTTCAATGTCGATAGGTTCGTAGACATTCCCGTTGAACGCTATCGGTGCGCTGCCACGCGGCATTGCTGTGAAGCGGTAGATCAGCGTTCCACCGATAGGGGTTGTGTCTAGTTCGTACATCGACACCAGAGCATCCGTCTCTAGTTTCTGTACTTCTGGGTGAATCATAGAGTGAAGACTCGCTTGATGGAGACCGTCATTGTCTTGGTCAATGGCCCGTCAAAACTGACGCTGTATTCCCCTTCTTGTCGCCACTTCTTGGACGTCGCCTCATAGGGGGGTGTCCAGTAAAAGTAGTCAGCCGCGCCGAGGGAATCGAAGAAGCTCTCCAACGTCTGTACGTCAGCGATTGGGTACTGATCGAAAGACAGTTCCCACATTTCTTCTTCGTTATTAATACCATCTGGGACGGCCTGTGTATAGCCATCCCCAAAATCGGCTCTCAATACCCGGAAGCCTTTACGCTTCCGAGACTTTGATCCTACGGTGATTGCTGGAAAGTTTGAGGGCATTATTTACCTCTTGGGTTCAGCACGCCCCCGTACGCCATTTGCTGAGCCATTTGCTCACGCACCTGTGCGCGTACGAGGACTGCAATGTGTTTTGCGGCATTTTCAGCTTGCTTCGGGTCGTCGATGCTGCCCTGTGTTTCGATCTTCACGTTAATGTCCCCGAACTGGTTCGTGGTCGTTACAACGGCGTCTCCTCCTGCGGAATCTCCCATATCGACAGGGACCTTGCGCCCCTTGCTCAGCGGAATAACCGCTTCGTTGGGGTGGAGGACTGCTGGAATTCCCGATGTGTTGGCGGTTCCCTCAGCGAACTGAGGCGCGTGCCGGAAAGCGGCTGGACTTACCATATGTGATGTCATGCCGGGGCGGTCGGAGTAGCCTCCTTCGGAGAAGCCGAAGATAGATAGAAGGCCTCCTAGGATGCCGCCCCCCAGTCCGCCCCCTGTTGCGGTCCCTCCTGCCGGGACTGTTGCGCCTGAAATTGCAGACGCAAACATCTGCGCACCCTGTTGGGATGCCATGACAATCGCACGGTTCATTTGCTGTGCACCGGCTGCAGATGCCTGACGAACTCCGGACGTATCAAACAACCCGCCGAACAGCATCTTCATAGTGCGTTGCGCCAGCGACTGTGCAAGGCTGCGGCGAAGACTGTCCACGATTTTCTTGGTGTCGAACTCCCCCATGAACAGGTCGGTGACACCTTCCTCCATTACGCTCGCAAGGTCTGCCTTTAGCTGCTTGGCAGCTTCGATGGCGGACGGCAGAGAGTCGATGTAGTCTTGGAAGGGGTTTTCAGCGTCACGTTGAAGTTGCTCGTTCAGAAGAACACTGGCTTCATAGTTCCGGATCATGGCAGCGGTGGCGGCGTCGATGTTGCCCCCGTTCGATGCCATAGCCATAGCCATGAGTTCCGCACCTTCTTGGGTGCTGGCCTGCCCTGCAGCTAGAAGTTCGAGTGCTGCGTTCTCCCGTTCAATGGAGAAGATGCGGTCATTCATCTGCTTGGAAAGCTTCACCAACTGGCGGCTTTCGTCGCCGAGGGCTTCGGCACGTCTTCCACCACCTGCGCCCTTATCGGCGATGTTTGGGTCCTTGGTGGTGGCTAGAACAGCGGATGCAGCGTCGATGTCCTTCACATATTTATCAAGTTCCGCCACCTGCTGCTTGTAAACAGGGTCAATGGCGATACCGGGGATACCAGCATTCATCGCCGCTACTCTGGACGCGTCGATTTGAGCTTGCGACTCCCGCCGGAACTTCTCTCCGGCCCGCAAGGTGGCGTCCATACCCTTGAGCTTAGCTTCGAACAGGATGTTGTCCGCGATCTCTTTCCCTTTAACAGAGAATGCCGATCCCACAGCCCCCATCGCAGCCAGCGCAGCCTGCAGCGAGCGGACGTAGGATTCCGCCTCTGCCGCAGCATTTCCGATGGCACCAGCGCCTGCAGCGGCTCCATACAGGGGGTCCTGTACAGCAACAGCCGCATTGTTCAGCAACTGCACGTTATTAGCCTGATCCAGCACCGCTGCAGCGGCGTCACGGGACCCCAGCAATGCCGTCATTGCGGCCTCAAGGTCCGAGTAGGATATAGCAGCGTCATCGCCCGCCCGTGCATGCTCCCGCATGCGCGTCGAGATCGCGCTGATTTCCGCCCCTAGTTGCGGGTACCGCTGCGCTGTGGCCCGGAGGATTTGGTCGAGGCGTGTGTATGTCTGCTCATTCTCGGACAGAGCGGAGAATTGCGCCGTAACAGCGGATATAAACTGTTCAGAAGCAGGGGAGGTCTCTGCAAGAGCCGCATTAAACATCCGAAGCCCTTCGGCAGAGACATTAAGCCCCGCTCCGTTCTGGAATGCTTTATATTTGGCAATCAGTGCATCGTAGCTCTGTAGAACATTTGCAGGAACAGCTTCGATAACATTGACAATGTCGACACGACCGTCCGCCTGTGTTTCGCGTATTACTTGTGTGGTGTTTAGCTTTTCACGGAGGGCGCTGGCGCGTGCATCAAGAGTTCCAACAGAACTATCGAATGCCTTCGAAGTATCGATGGCTGTCTTACGCAGACCCATGATCTTTTCAGCCGTACCATTGAACATACCGTCAACGGCGTTCAGCCACGACACGACGGAATCGTCGGACATCATGGACTTGTCAAACTGAGTCATGATCTGACCCAACACTCCAGCCACTTTCGGGGATTCCGCCGCTAGCTCTTTCTGGCGCTCGCGAAGGGCATCCATACCCTCCCCAGTGCGATAGACTTGCTCCGCCATCTTGACGAACCCAACAACGAGCTGATCGTCCTTGGTCCCGTAAAGTTCGGTCAGACGCATCTTGGTCTTTACAGCCCCACGCTCCGCTTCCAGAAGGGTGCGGTTCAATCCCTCCCATACTTCGAAGAAGGGCGCTGCCTCAGGGAATCTGGCGATTGCTTTGGTGATGCGATCCTGCAGTGCTGCTGCACTTTCCTGTCCATCCTTAACGCGCTGGTAAGAAGTGGCGATTTCCTCTGCTGCTGCAGCAGACGGACCTTGCAACACACTACCATCTACACCGCCAGCCCATGCGCCGATGCGCGCCAACAGGCCGTCCATCGTGGACAATTGAGCATTTGCTTCTGCGGTAGCGAGGATCAGTGCGTCAATGTCAGAGACGCCAAGCATCTTGGCGAAGATTCCTCCACTAGATTTCTCGGCAATTCGGTTCACGGCTGTTTCCAGCATCTCGATGTCCCCGATTAGTCCGAACATCATGCCTGCGGCGGAGTTCTCTCTTACGGCTTCTCCAAACTCAGCAAACTTGGCTCCAGACCGCGCAAGCGCTGCCTCAA